AAAATACGCGGTTATCTTCCGCTTTAAGCGGGTAAGCGTCTCTTTGATCCAGAGGTAAACGACCTTGATCGGGGTATAAAACATGGCCTACTCCTACAGTCCAGAGCCGCGCTGGGCAGCGGTACGGTTTAAATCGCACCCCCTCATGGTGCTTGATCATCTCTTTGCACCGTTGAGAGACTTTCATTTCTTGCTGAACGCTTGGCTTCCAAACCAGAAACTGATGATCAACGTCCAGATAGTTTGCGTTTCATCGTCCCAAAGGTTATTCAGCATGATCTGAAAATCTACGGCGTGATGCCATGCATAAGCAAATCCAGCCACCTCAACAAACACCAGCAGGAGGAACATACCGTAAGTGATGTTGGGCCTTACGCCCGCCCGCAGATTGATCACCCACTGGCTTGCACCTTGACCAATGGCTATGTCGTGCGCGTACAGGGCGCTGCGCTCGGCTGATGCAGCTTCAACCATCTGCCCCTCAAACTTGATCTCCTCCACCCGCTGCATGACTTCAAAGCCAGCTTTGCGGAGTTCCAGTTCGCGCTCTGTCTGGAGCCTTGCCATCGTGAGTTCGTGGGTCTTGTCTGCGCGGTCTTGGAAAAAACCAAGCACCTTGGGCAAGCCGCCAGCAAGGAAACCAAATAGCGATGAGAGTAGGGTTAGCATCATTTGTCCTTTAGGTCAAAACTCAGGTTTGCATGGCGGGGGTACTGAACCACACGCTCACCCTCCGGGCATTTGTACTTGATCGTTGCCAGCAATGTAGCTGAACCCGGCGCAATCTTCTCTTTTCTCACCATCGTGAGTTGGTACGTGAACGTGTCAATTGTTGGCCCTGCTGGGCCGCTGAACTTGCTCGCCGTAGTCGTTGCCTCATGCACCATACCTGCGGCGTCACGGATGCTGGGGGTAAAACTCTCCACGGAGCAGTCATCCCGCTTTTTGATCCGGGCCACTGTCACATTGATAGGTTGCCCCGCCGCTGCCACAATTTTAAAATGCTCTGGTGACCACTCAAGGATAGCTCGGTCAAACCACCCAAACTTGTCTGCCAACGTGTACCCGCCGCCAATGGCTGCAATGCTGGCTGCGACTGCTCCAATGGCTTTGGTAAGGTCAATCATTTGTCCCGCCTATTCCACATTTCAAATAAAGCCTTGATCTTCTCTTCCAGTACCGCCACGCGCAAATCCAACTTTGCCAAGACGATAATCAGGGTGATCAGCGCCAGCAGGATCGGCCATGCTTTGGATAGGACTTCAAATAAATCCACATCATCGCCCAAATGTCAAAGAGGCGTAAACGATAGCGGACATGGAAACAATCAAGACACCCGTGGTCTTCATAATCACGCCCTCAAGCCTTTTGAGCCGCGCATTGATCTGTGCATACCTCTCAGCACAAACGGCCTCGTGGCTCGTCAATCGGATGTCTATTTCACTCATGGTGCGTCAGGCCAAGTTATGGTCCAAGGAAATCCAGCCTGTGCTGGGATGTCTCGCAAGGCTTGGCAGTAATCTTTCCACGCCTGTGAAGGTGTCATATCACTGCGAAACCGCCAATCAGTCTCAGTCAGCTTGTCATCCCGGCTGGTGCGTATCGCCTTGGCTTGCTCTGCGTCCTTGCTGGCCTTGTAAGCAGCCTCTTGCTCGGCAGCAGTTGAGTCTGCTGTGTCGGTGAAAACAGGGCCGAGGATGTACTTGGTGTACCACTTGCCATCAATCTGCTCAACACCAGCCGCTTGGCTGTACTGGTAGACCGTCCCGCCAGAGGCTTGTGGGCCTTCAAAGACTACATCAGCGCCTAGTGCTGTCAAGACCTCGGTTGTCGTTGTGTCCCACGCTGGGCCACCATTGGCTTTTTGGTATGCACGAAACTCTGCCTCGTACATTACCTGACCGTCATTTGTTCTGATTTGCATGATGTGTCCTTATGCGATTGCGAGTCCAATGTAGGTTGCAGAAGTTACGTTAACGTCTGTTGCTGATACCTGATTAACAATAAACCCTGTGTTGTCAGTATCCACGCTGTCGTCTGTCGTGACTTCAGCGGCTGTTGAATTAAGGCTGAGGTGTGGATCATTCCCTGCCACAATTCCCCTTGCGCTGTCCCAGACGTACCAATCACCAGTTGAGTCTGTACGCTTAATCATTACGAATCTTGACCCGCCTGTGAAGCCACAGTTAATTGTCTGTGATGAGCCGTTGCCTGTATATGAAAACACTTTGGACACACCAGCACAGGTTGCGAAGAGGTAGGCTACATATGTAGAGCCAGAACCATTTACCCAATTAGATGTACCAAGCGAAAAAACAGAAGAAGTAGGACTTGTGTCATTCCACCTTGTTGTGGAGGTTTGAGGTACATCAGTTCTGTTTAATTTTAGATAATTTGTATTATTACCAAAATAAACATTCCACTCCTCAGCAATGCTACGACCTTTTACAATCATCAGCTCAGGTACTACCGTTAAATTATGCGCCACTGTAAGACCAGCAGCTCCCGTCCCCGTATAGCAAACCTCATCAAAGAAGCCGGGGGCGCGGCGAAAACTCCAACTTACATAAATGACTGCCGAGCTATTTAAATTTCCATCAATACCTAAAGAATAACCATCCATATTGAAAGCACTAACACCAGAAACTGTATTTTCAGCAGCTGTTGTGTTCATAGAAAGCCGTTGATTTACACCTCTAAGGCGGTCATAGTCTGTGCCGTAATATCCATAATCAGGCGACCTTGGTTTTGTCATAACCATGTCAGGTGAAAAACCAACTCCTGATATTGTTGCAATTGAACCTGTTCCTGAGTATGTAGTGCCTTTATAAACACTCGTCCCCAGCGTAGGCACTTTCATCGGGCCACGGCGTATGGCTATGTAGATGTAGGTTTCACTTGCCGCAAAACCAGTTAAAGAAACTCCTACAGCCGTTGGCAGTGGGCCATTTTCATTTGCGGACTCTGCGGCAGCATTACTCCAGAATAAATATGATGCTGTATTTACTGTCGCTGGCATTGCTCGCATATTGTCAAACACTGTCCATTGTCCAGAAGCTATATTCTTTCGCATGAATAACTGCGGTTCATACCCAAGGCTCACCGTAGCGTTACCACTGCCATCAGTAGTAAACGACCCACACGAAATCACATTGTCCGTACCCGTCAGGCCAAAGCCGCCTGCGTCATGGGCAAAGAGGTAGGCTACGTATGTTGCGCCTGATGCGTTAACACTTGCGTCAGTGCCTACGCTGAAGACTGTGCTTGTAGGGGTTGTGCTGTTCCACCATGTTGCGCCTGTAGCTTTGGCGGCTGTGCTGTTTAAAACAAGGTATTCGGTATTGGCAAGACTGCGATGGTAGACAGCCCAATCATAACCATACGTAGTTGTTCGCTTGACCATAATACAACCCGGCACTGAGCCGAGATTGTGGGCAATAGTTCTGTTAACTCCTGTCCCCGTATACGTCAAAACATCAAAAAATTTTGCTTGCTCTCGGAATGTCCACGAGACAAAGTTTTCACCAGAAGCATTGACATTATTTGCCGGGCCTATCCTATACCCATTACTATTAAATTGATTTAAACCATTTGATTCCGTTGTCTGCTGTCCTGCGTCATCACTGGTTATTTCAAATGTTGCCCCTCGCACAGTGTCAATTAAACTATTTGTTCTTGCCGCACTTCTATCTTTACTCCAAGTCAATCCACCCTTACCAGACAGGTCAATATTATTGATGATGGTTTGCGTAGCACCTGTACCCGTATAAAGAAACGTGCTGAACACGTCCTCAATGTAGTTGGCAACAGTCGCCTGTGCAAACTCACCAAAGCCTTGGGCTGATGCCGCACCCCTTGTTTGTACTAATGGCATATCAGTCCTTATGCAAACTTGGTCTGCGAGGCAAAGACAGTGAATGCCGCACTGCCCGTCTTCACGATGGTGTACATATAGACGTCGACCGAACTTGCGTTACCAGCCGCTGGTGCTGTGCCGCCTTGATACTTGGGAGTCACTGTTGTGCCATCTACCTGAACCACATTGTTGTAATAGGCAGTCGAGCCTTGCGTGACCAAGAAAGCCACAGTCACAGACTGCCCCGTAGTCATGGCAGTGTTCAACGATGTGCCGCTGGACGCCCTGAAGTTGACAGTCCAGTTGGCTGATGCGTTGCTAGTGTAATACTGGACAGACTGGGTGGTGACATCGTAGTTGATCGTGCCTGTAGCCGCTGTTGCTGAGACTGTTGCCACCTCTGCCGTGTCGTTCAAAATCATCGCAAGGGTAGCTGATGTACCGCTGAATGTCTGAGTACCTGTAAAGGTCTGGGCCGTAGATAGACTTGCCACATCAGACAGGGTGTTGCTACCAAAAGCAATGGTCTTGTTGGTCAGCGTCTGGGTTCCCGTTGCCGTGACAAGGTTGGTTGGCGTGATGATGTCAGATAGGGTTGTCATGGGTTACTCCAGTGCTTGGATTTGGGCTGACAGAGCATTTAATTGCGCAAGCAGTTGTTCTTTTGTTGGGGCGGGTGGTGCAACAATTTCTGGCTCAAGTGGAGCAGTGAACACGCCGTTAGCGTAAGTCCAACCAATGCCGCCTTCTGTAGCTTCAACAAGATTTGGCATGAAGTCCAGACTGTCAACAATGATTGTGTTGCTGACTTTGCCATCAGTGATTACGTGTGCTTTCATTATGCTGCTCCCGATACAATACATCTTCCTGCCGCACCAGAACCCCCAGCGCCGCTAGTTCCAGTTGCGTTTAACGAAGCGCCACCACCACCACCGCCACCGCCGGGGGATCCACCAGCGCCGCCAGCAGCAGCATTGGCAGTTTTTGACGATCCGCCACCAGCACCACCTGCGCCGGGTATATAGTCATCCCCATCTGCGCCAGCCGCCCCAGCGGTTGGAGTATCTGCTGAAAGACCGGGGGTTGCGCCGCCTCCTTTCGCATACGATCCGCGTGCCCCTGCCGTTACTGGCTGGAAATAAGCGTCAGTAGTCAAAATAGCCCCACCTCCAGAAGCACCCGACACCCCCCTCAAAGAAGAACCAGCACCGCCCGATACATCATTATTGCATCCAGCACCGGCAGCACCGCCCCACATCGAGCATCCGACATTACCAGCACCACCACCTTCATCAATGTTATTTTGAAAGCCAGTCACCGCGCTACCATAGGCGGAGGCCGCAAATGGCATACCGCCATCTGACACGGCTACTGCACTTGCCCCGACACCGGCCGAACCAGAACCTGATGTACGCGGGGATTCATTAGCGGCTGTTCCGCCTATACCACCAACCCCTCCAAAAGCAGTTATTGCGTAAGAAGACCCGAATGTTGTGTTTCCGCCAGCCGTACCTGCTACACCGTTGGTGCTGTCTGTTGCTTGTGCTGCGCCACCAGAGCCACCTGCACCAACGGTGATAGTAATTGCAGTGCCAGCAGCTATACCTGCGACATTACGCATTAAAGTTGCCGGTGCGCCGCCCGGAGCGCCTCCGCCTCTACCTGTTGCAGCAGCACCTCGCCTACCGCTACCACCGCCGCCGCCGCCACCTATACATTTAACGCTAAGTGCGGCATATCCCGGCGGATTCGTAAATGTTGCCGTTGCATTGAATTGCCGATAAAACGGCGACAGCACAACCGAAGTAAACGCAGTACCAGTGCATTGCACCAGCCGGACTTCGCTCGGATACATAATATAACTAGTCAGACCATCAATTAATTCAGACGCATTGGGGTCGAGCGTTATGTCACCAGTACCGCTGTTGCGTAGGTAGACAAACCAGCCGCTACCCAACGTTGCCGCTGCTGTAAATGTCTGGCTGAATGTGCCGCTGGTGATGTCAATCAGCGTGCTGTTGTCGGCAGCAGCGAGGATGGTGTTTGCTGTGCGAGCAGAACGGACTACTGCTGAACCAATACCTACGATGGTATTGTTTGCTGCGTCAATAGTCTTGTTGGTCAGGGTCTGTGTCCCGGTCAGCGTAACAGCAGTGCCGCCATTGCCGCCAATCTGTGCAAACACCTCCCAGCTTGCTGTACCTGAACTGTTGTAGACAAACTGAACAGACGCTCCGCTAATGTCGCAAACCAAGTCCTGCGCCACATCAGCAATATTGTTGCCGTTGCGCCCTACAGTCAGGTTGTTTGTCCCCCAAGTACCCGCCGCATCAGCAACGATGACCTGATCTCCATTGGATGGAGACGCTGGCAGGTTAACCGTGAATGCCCCGGCAGTTGTGTTGGTCAGCACACCATCATTTGCAACGGCAGTGTAGTTGGATGTTTTGGTGGTGGTGTAGGTGATGCCGCCAGCCGCTGGTGCGCTGGACGCCCAAGTTGTACCGTTACTTGTCAGCACGTTGCCCGTGGTGCTTGGCGCTACAAAGGTGGGTGCTGATGTGCCGTTGCCCAAGATGACGTTGTTGGCGGTGAGGGTTGTCAGGCTTGTACCCCCAGATGCCACCGGCAGAGCAGCGCCGAGAGTCAAAGCGGAGAAGTAGTTTTCGGCTGTAATGATGTCTGTGCCGTTGCTGACTAGGGCTATCTTTGCTGCGGCTGGGATGGACACCCCGGTCTGGCCTGTGACCTTGAATGTGATGGCAGATGCGGTGTTATTGAAAACAAAGTACATCTTTGTTTTGGCTGTGGGGACGTTTACCGTACCGCCGCCTGTGCCGTTAAGCTGGATGTAGATGCTCCGGGCTACTCCCGTTGTACCGTCAGGAATGGTCAGTGTGTCTGAGCCTCCAGTGGCTGAAAATGCCTGATACCCCAACGCTTCGTCGAGCATGTTGGTAATGTTGGAATTGACCGTTGTGCCCCAAGTACCCGACAACTCTCCCGTAGCGGGTAGGGCCAGAGCCAGATTTGTACTGAATGATGTTGGCATTAAATCCTCCTAAGTCGTCGAGACAGCAGACCAGTTGGCTGTCTGCGTATTATCTATCACACTCCAAGCAAACGCTTGCGAGATTGACCCTGCTGATCCGGTTGAGCTTACTCCAACAAGCGCAATACTAACTACAGACCCGAGACTACCTACTGATCCTGTTGCACTAACCCCTGTCACCGGGAAACTTACACTTGCAGTAACTGTACCTACCGATCCTGTTGAACTGACTCCGGTAAGTTCTGCGGTTAAACCACCACTAGATGTCCCAACTAAACCCGTGGCTGACACACCTGTGAGCGCAGCCTGACTGCCACCCCAAGTGTTACTACCCCATGTGCCATCGCTCCATGCTGTAGACATACCACTTTATGCCAGCCGTAACAATCCGGTGGACGCATCATTGGTTGGCATCGTTAGTGAAAACGTACCCGCCGCCACCGTCTGAGCCGTGAAAGTAAATACCGCTACAGCGTTCTTGCCTGCATTGGTGTTGTTGTACAGCAGCATGGCATCAAAAGAAGTTGCCAAAGTGACGGTTGTGTAGGTAATGGTCGCTGAAGGGGTCAGGAACGCCGTTGTTGTTGTGTTGCTTGGTGCTGTACCAAATGTAACTACAACCCCGCCAGTGGTGTACCCCGTACCCGACACTTCTGTAACCGCACTTGTAAACGAAGTTGTGGTGGTTCCCAGTGAACTTGCCGCCGTGTACAGGGCTGCTTTAAACACATCGGCTGTAGCTACAGTGTGTGCCGGTATATTTGTAGCGTTGAAAGCGTGAACTGCATTAAACAGGTCTACTTTGAACGAGTTGGTCATGCATTGTGTATTTGCCACGGTATTTCCTTAAAATTCAGCGGTTTCGCCAAAAGTTACGACAGCACGTTTTAGTTGCACATGCGCCGAACGATGTACCAATTCACCACCCAACCAGTATTCAATCCATGTTGTGGTTTCGTTGTCGTTGTCTATGGTTCCTTCCCGCTTGTCCAGCAGGGCTTCGTCCATCAGACCTTTGGTGGTTGTGATCATGGTAGCCTTATCAATGCGCTTGTTGCGGAGTTGGTGGGCATTACAACTGTGAACGATGCGGTGGTGGTTTTGTCAGCGCCGAAGTCCAATACTGCCACCGATTTGTTACCCTTGGATGTATTGTAAATCAGCGCACCCCGTGCTGTAAACGCGCCTGTAGTCCATACCACGTTGGTGAAGTTTACAAAGGCAGTGGTGTCTGTGACACTGACCGAGATGCCTGTCATCACCTGACCTGTCGCGGTGTAGCCTGTACCTGAAATCTCCCCACTTGCTGTGTAAACAGTGGTAGTAGCCCCCAAATCGGCATTGGCAGTGTACAACGCCATGTAGAAGGTGTCTGTGGAGAAATCATGTACCGCTTGAAGCAGTTGCTGCTTAAAGGATGTGGTTAGGGTTTGGGCAATCATGTTACTGGAATCCTAGCCTGCCCACTGCGGTATGCGTCCTGACGCTCTAAACCATCACCCAGACGTTTAAGCTGTGCCAGTGCTTCACCCAACTTGGTGTTGTACAGCATAACCATGTCCTGCTCACCCTTCATGTAGGTGTAGGCTTCAACCAGTGTCCCATACAGAAGGACGGGGTCGTAGTTGTCACCGAGCCATGTGGTTGAGGCGGTGACGATGGACTCTGGGTAGTAGAAGTAGTGGAGTTCTGTGCTGTACGCAGCGTCAGGTGTGGGGCCAAGGATGAACGTAAGCTCTGTTTCGTTGTCTGACCGGGGTCCAAATATGGCGTAATACTTGGGCGCTCCGGTGGACGTTGGCTTGGGATACGCTTCCCTGATGAAGTTCACATCCTTGTTCAGCAGGTACGTGTACGCCCCAGTAGTGGGGTTGATTGCTGCCAAGGAAAATGTGGACAGGAAATCAGTGGGGCACTGGAGGTACTTGTTGCTGGCTGTTGTGCTGCCCGTGACGTTCTTGCGTAGGGATGGAAGCTGTACGGCGTTGTAGATGCGTTTCTCTGCCTGCGTAATAAACACATTCATGTCCGTCGTAGGGAACGTATTCTCCGTGTACGAGGAGACCGCAGCAACCAACGCAGCGTAGTTCATGCCATCGGACCCCGAGACATCGTGCCTTTAGTAGCGCAACCAGTTCCGCGCATCGTGATACCAGATGTTTTTATAGGTTCGTTACCAGCCGACTTGCTGATGTTGCCAATGCTAACGTCCAAGGTATCGAGCTTACTACGGTTGGGGGGAAAGCCGGGGTTAGTGCCAAACTCTACTGGAGCTTTGGTCATTTTCTTTCCATCCATCGTATGCGGTTGTGCATAGACGGCAGCGGAGCCAACTTCTTTGCCCATAAGTTTTTGACTGAACTTAGCCATATTAACCTCCGCGACCAGATTTCTGGTTCATCACTTTAGCCATGCCACGACCATACTTCATCATGTCCATGTCGGTCTTGCCACCTTTGGCAAACTTGGTTTTGGGTTTGCCGGGATGCAGCTTTCCCTCGTGCGTATGCACCATGTTTGCAATCATCTTCTTGTCCTGCTTTTTGTCTGCCTTGTCCATATCAACTCCTAAGTTACTGTAACTGAACCAAGTTCTAATGCTGCTACCAAGTAATTTGGTGTCAGCCCATTATCGTTTGCCCTAGACCCGCCCACGGGGTTCCAGTTCCACTGAAATACTCGGCTTCCTTCGCCTGAGTAGCCGTCCACCAGCAAGCCCGAAGCGTAGTAGCTCAAATCTCTGCGCGGCTCCCGCACTCCTTGTGGATCATCTACCGGGTACATCCCCAACTGTAACTGAGGTTGATCTGGTGTCCAGCAGGTTGGGCACACTAGCAAGTTGTAAGTTTTGGTCTTGACAACTTCTTTCTTCAGTTCCTTCAGCTTGTAGCGGAACCCGCAGCGGTCACATTCCGCTATCGAATTCTTACCGGATGAAAACCTGTTGCCCATGTCTAGCCTAGGAACATTTGTCGGGGCACAAATCGAACTGAGGCTTTCTCACGGTCCTCATCCTGCGCCAACTGCCATGCCTCATCATATTGCATCTTCAATACCTGCAGCCGCTCCATTCCGTTGGGTATCTTGAGTGCCAAATAGTAGGCTAACCCTGCCGCTACGCACGGAATAAACCTGAACGGCACATCCATCGTATCCGAGCCGTCCCCAGCGTTTTGGTTCCTACGCAACCGCCAGTACACAAAGGTATAGGTCTGGGAGCCATCAGGCGTGGGCCATACGCTGATTGCAGGGGGATTTGATACATACACGGCTGTACCCGTTGTATGCGTGGCTGCGGTGGTGTTAGCCTGCCCTCTGGAACATGCGGTCAGGACATTGCCTACGATGTAACCGTAATAGATGATCTCGCTGTCTACCTTGATGTAACCAGCAGCAGCTAGTCCTATGACAGAATCCAAAGTGATCGTGGTGGCTGTGGCAGTCACTGCACCACTAAGTGCTAGGGTTGTGGCGGAAGTTTGACCCGAGTTGCGCTGGATCATCACCTGAATGGGTCTAGCTTGCGTCAGCTTGTTAGGCAACGTAGCGTAGGTACTGACGCTAATACGTGTGATGGTCAGGTCAGATTGATTAGAAGTTGAGTTGGCATTTGTGCGGATGACATGCTCAAGCAAGTCTACGGTGTCCACCGGCAGAGCGTATGTGTTCAAACCCTGAGTCAGGGTAAACGATCCCTGCTCAATCGTCCACATGTTGATGCCCCGGTTGGCCCAGTCAGCAAACATGATGTTGAGTGACCGACGCGCTGTACGCATGTCATAGCCCGTGCGAAGTTCAGAGCCTGCGCGTTCAAACGCATCCTCAATGACCTCACTCAAGTCCATGTCAAAGTTAGCAACGCCCGAAGTTGTCATTATCTAAATCCTGCGGTTTTCTTTGCTATGCCCTTGGGTTGGGCTACGAATTGTTTTCCAGCAGCTTTACCTGCTCTCTTGGCCTTGGTTGTCGCTGCATACTCAGCAGGGCTAAGACTTTTGATAGCCGCCTCTGGCAAATACCGCTCCCCCGTCTTACTCGACGGTTTACCAGACTTGGTGCGCCATTTCTGGTCACCCCAATCCTTCAAAGACTGCTGCGGTGCTTTCAATCTTTGTACCCGCCGCCTGCGGCCTTGTATCGTTTAGCCATAACTTGTGCTTTTCTCGCGCTCCATTGCCCCGCGCCTGTGCCAGCGGTGGCCTCTGCCTTTACGGCATTAAAAATCCGTTTACGCAGACCCGGCTTGGTGTAGTTTCCCGCTTCGTTGACCTTTGACTTTACAGCCCCACCCTCTTTGTACTGCGTGAAGTCCGTGTTGTCACGGCGTGCCGTTTTCTTGGCCTTTGGCATCTTGGAGGGGTTGATGTCCCCCATGCCACGAGAGGCTCTCATTTAGCACATCTTTCCACGGGTCTTACCCCGCTGGGCGATACCATCAGCACGGGATGAGACTGAACCGCCAGAAGCAAAGGACTCGTCGCCGCGCATTTTTGGCTTGTAATCGGTGCCCATGCCTTTGAATGGACCTTTCATATCAGAATTGGAAATTTGCATGGCGCTACGGGGTTCTTTTACGGACTTACTGGTTCCGTACATACCTTTCCCTGATGTAGCTAACTTAGCCTCGTATGCGGAATTACGATCTTGCAAAGACTGATATTTTGGTTTTGCTACAACATTTTTGCCACGCCCCTCAGTGGAGAATGCTTTTTCAGTTGCAGATGGCGTCGATTTTGCCAAATCAGTAGTGTATTTTTTCCCATTAAACTCAAAAGTCTTGCTGCCAGCAGCCTTAGCTTCTGTAAATGCCGCTTTAAAACTATTGGGTTTTGAAAACCTATCAGGCTTTGCAAACGTCCTAGATGTCTCATCAGACTCAGGTACATAAGGGTCTCCCTCTTTTTCAGGCAAGATTCTTAACAACCGCGCATGGGCACTTTCTGGCGTAACTAATTCTTCAGCTTCGCCACCGTCTGCAAATTTACGTGTTTTCATACCATTCTCCTTAGCAGGCCATGCCGCCGCTTTTCATCTTGATCTGCTTGGCTTTGGTCTTGCCTTTGGAAGCAACGCCGTCAGCCGAACGGACGAACCCGCCGGTTGCCATCTTCTTCATGGCAGAGTCCTTCATCATCTTGCCATCAGGCATCTTGTGCTTGCCTTCTTTTTTCTTGGCAATCATTGCCATGAAACCGGAGTTCATTTTTGTAGCCATATCACCACCTCGTTTAAAAGATTTGCCTTTGTCGGCGTTACTAAAATCCTTACCCACGGACTGTGGGACACCTACTTTTTTGGCAAAGCCCGGATTGTGGGCTATTGCCTCCATAAACCTGTGCTGCTTTTTGCTGGAGCTTGGCATTTAACACATCCGACCTTTAGTCTTACCGCGCTGGGCTATGCCGTCACCACGGGATGATGCGGAGACTGAACCACCTTTAGCTTTTGCAACGGGTTTATTGGCACGCATTCTTTCTCTCATTGCTTTTATGGTTGGGTCATCATCAATGCCGGGGGTAACGCTATTTTTAAGAGCCTCTAATTGGTCTTTAGCTGTTTGCCGTCTTTGGTCAAAAACATCTTTGGTTACAACCTCATTGTTGTGGTTATAGACAGGGTTCCCTGCCGCGTCTTCTGTAACCCTAAAAATATTGTTCATAATATTCTCCTAGCATTTCCATCTTGCAAGAGCCGCCGCCTTGCGGGTTGGTTTACCCTTCTCGTCTTTCATCGGCCCCGGCATGCCGCTCATCCGGGCGCAGAACGAGTCCTTGCGTGGGCCACCTTGGGGCTGTGGAGCCTTGAGGTTGCTGCCGGTTGCTGCGTTGTACTTAGCTCTACCCTTGGCAGTCAGTCCAGCCCCCTTGGAGATCGGTAGCTTCTCGCCCCGACCAACAGAGAGAACCGGGCCTTTCTTCTTAGCCATAAAACACCGAGAGGCTGGTTAACGAGCCAACGCTTAGCGTCAAATACAAACCTGTACTTGCTAAAATACCTTCGCCGGGGACGAGGACATACGTAGAGTTAGCTACCGTTTGGCTTGTAATGTCCATCGTGAACAAGACTTCGCCCGTGGCGCTACCATCACGAATTTCTAATGTGCAAGCAGTGCTTACGGCTGGCGTAACAATGAAGCCTTTTAGCCGTGTACGCCCTGCATAATATGACCCAGCGGTACTGCGGTGCGCTGACTTAACGTCGGTTTGCATCATAATTAATCTCCTGTAAAACGGGGGCCGAAGCCCCCAAGATCAATTAAGCAGACGCTGGGAACTGCAAACCAGTAGAGTCGGCAACCACGTACATGATTGTGTACTGCACAGTACCTGCGGTCACCGCTGCAACAGTTGGAGTCATTGTGGCAACCACTTTAACGTCTGTAGCGCCGATACCAATACCGTTGGGGGATGTAGTAGAAGCTGCACCACACCATGCGCCCAATTTAGCAGCGGCATTGCTGACGGCTGCACGACCCGCAGTAGTTACGTCAGTAGCAGCCCAATACAAAGCGGCGGTAGTGCCGTCGCCAATGGACACGTTTGCGGCAGTTGAACCTGTAAATGCGACAGTGGTGTCGATCAGGATGTCAACGATTTGAGCGCCAGCAGGCAGTACGCAGATGGTGTCGGTAGTCGCGGAAGCGGCCTGACCTGTGTAGTTTTTCTTGAATGTTTGCGAGACAACGGTTGCACCGCAGTTCTCAATATTACCAACCGTTGTGCCCGTTGTGTTGCGGACAGTACCGAGCAGCCAAGGGCCGAGGTGAGTTGCGAATCCCATGATGTCATTCCTTCATGCGTTAAGGTGTATCAATCTTGCATGTAAGTCAGCCGGGACTGTTTGATACACCGGAAAGCCCGGAGTAAGAGCAATATATCAGGAATTGGTGGGGGGTGCAAGAAGCTTGTTGGATTTCTTCAGATTTTCTTCTTGGGTGGTCACGCGTAAGTTCCAAGGGACATGGAGCCCACAAACAGTCTCACCTTGTAGTGGGATGATGTGGTCTACAACGTACTGTTCGCCAGTGGTCTGGGTCATAGTGATGGCAACCTGATAAAGCTGCCGGATTTCCAATTTTTGCTTCCGCGTAATCCAAGGTGGGGTGGCGTCACGAAACCGACGACGGCGAAAACTTGTAAGCGTTTTGTATAGGTCGGGGTTACTTTGCTTGTACTTACTCTTGTACGCTTGTTTTTCTGCTGTGGGTCGCGCTTGTGCGCGGGCAATGACTTGCGCACGGTTTTTTTCGTAATACCGCTGTTTAGCCTCTTCCCCCGCATCTGACTTGTTGTACTGCCTGAAATACTCAACGCGAATGGTGTTGCCGCGCTCCCATTCAACCTTTAAGCACTCAATGCACGCGCCTTTGGTTTTGCGGGGGGCTATGTGCCCGTGCTTGCACGGCTCTCCCGTAAAGTAGTACTTAGCTTCGGTGGCTTTGGCTTCGGAGCGGGTTTTAGGTAGTTTGGTAGTGTCCATGATGTTTCCTATGTTACGACACAGGTAATGTAGCACAGTTTTAACCGAGCCGCAATAGGCAAAGAAAAAGGGAGCCGAAGCTCCCTTTTTTGTAGCAACCAACCTAGGCTGGCTGCGGGTTTGCTTAGGACGAACCCGGAGAACCGAAAACTCCAAGCGGATCCGACCATCCAAAGCTGTAGCGTTCGCGGGACTTGTACCTCACGTTACCGGTATCAAAATCCCCATCCATTGAGTTTGCCAAAGGCGAACGCACAAAGTGCTTCAGACCGTTAGGCACGTCAGTGGTCAGATACCAACCAGTGGTGTCGGTCAAGAAGTGGTTGATCGCATAGCCTTCAGGGATTGAACCGTTGCTCTTCAACGCATTGATATCGTTGTCGGTAGTGCCAACACGCAGGCTGGTTTCCAACAGACGGGTAGCAACGAATTGCAGAGCCGGGGGAACAATCATCTTTTTGGGCTTGGCAGCGATCAGCAAACCACGCTCATCCGTCCAAGCAGCGATCTGAATGACGGCGGCTTCCAAAGAAGTCTCGTTCAAATCAGCGCCAACTGAGGGGCGGTTAGAGTTGGTACCACCGTTGACCAGCGGGTGGGCAGTGGAAAACAAAGCAACGCCGTCGCCACCGGGGTAAGCCGCAGAGAAACCGTTGTTGATAACGGCAGCGCCCTTGACTTGCTTGGTGTACGCCATCGCACGAGCCAGACCCTTGGTGTAACGAGCAGACAGCGAGTCATACAAGTTATCTTCCACGGCCTCTTCAGTGATGGAGAAGCCTAGAGCAATGGTTTCGTGGTTGTAGCGAGTCGTCCATGCTTCCTGTGCGTTGTCATAAGCGATGGCAGAACCCTCGTTTTTGACTGGTGCAGCAGAGAAACCGGACAGCTTGGTTTCCTCTTCAAACGAACGCTCAGAAGATTCCACTTCGTAGAGTTCTTTGTGCTCCTCGCCGTAGCGAGAATACTCAAGGCCAAACAAGGCATTGAGGCCGGGGAGCAGTTCTTTAAGTAGTTGTGCGCGTGAAATAGCCATGATTTATGCTCCTTAAGCAATGCTGGTGGCAGCGTAATACTGATGCTGACCAAAGTTAATCTTGACCAGAATTTCCGGGTACTGCATCAACACAATAGTCGTGTTGAGTGTAGCAACAGGAGCTTGATTCAAAATAAACGAAGTAGCGCCAGCGGCAGCGGCGGTGTCAACAAACGAACCCGAAGAAACGTATTGGCCGTTTGAGTCCAGCGATCCAACATCAGTACCAACTGGCAATGCAAACGGCAGGGCCGAGCAAGTGACAGTAGCAGTAGAAATGCTGGTATACGTTACAGTTCCAAGCGTAACAGCCGTATCAGTCACCAAGCCAAGCACGCGAACGGGCAGGGCTGCGGTGGTAGCAGGCGTATCACTTGGGGCCAAGATTGCGTTCTTGGAATTGCCAGTTGCAGTGCTGCCGGTGTTGTTGATCATAGCCAGATTCTGGCCGATCATAGCGCGAGCGCCAGAAGCAACAGCAGTAGTAGCAGAGCAAACAACACCCTTAAACACTTGGTCAGGATCATCAGCAACAATAGCTACCATATCGCCAGAAGCCGTATTCGCAGGGTAGTACTGCGAGAAGGTCAACTGCTTGGTAAGCGGGTTGGTATAACGGCAACCCAAAAAGATGCCGGTTTGATTGCCTGCCGTGCCGGTAGACACAGACAGACGCACAACTTCACCACGAGACAACCCTACGTAATCACCGTAGAAGATTGCTGTGCCGTAGTTGTTAGTCATGGGGTACTCACGAGTAGAACCCGCAAATACCTGACCTCCGATCAAATTGATCGGTTTTAGCCCGTAGGGGCTATCAATAACGGGATAAGCCATTTAAGACTCCTTAAAAATTAAGAACCAGAACCAAACGTCACTTTTGTCGATTTTTCTGAAAATTTCGACATCCGTGGATCGTTATCTCGAAGAAAATTATTGTCTACTGACTCCATCTGAGCTTTGTTCTGATTAGCGTAATAAGCAGAACGCTGTTTCAGAAACTCTTCCGGAATACGGCAAAGCAATAGTCCGCCTACTTCGACGTTGCCTTTAAAACGTCCTTCAGTAGAAGCGTGCACCAATAGCTCAGGATAGTCCTCTGCCTTGCAGGGCTCATACCCCTCGCGTAACTTAGCAGAAGTATTACTTGGATCAGCTTGTCCCATCATGCTAATACGAATCCAGCGATGATCCCAACCCGGACGTTTATCCGGCGATGGCAGCGTTTCTGGAGGACGCCAAGCAGTAGGGCGTGTAAAAAATTCACGACCATCCAGTTCACGAACCAGACGATTTTGAGTTTTGTCCAAAGTCTTTTCCATTTTTAACCTCTATTAAGTAAAGCAACCTGTTTCGCGTATTGTTCTGGGGTCACCCCAAGTCGCCGGGCAATGGCTACTTCGGATGCCTTTAACCGAATACGGTTAGGTGGTGTGCTGCGGGTAGCTGGAGCTACAACCGAAGCTGGTTTTGTTGCACGGACGGGGGTGTAATCCTCCTCCGGTTCAGAAACTTTTTTGGAAGGAGTTTCATCATCCTCATGGCTCTGGGAGTCCGAAAAACTCTCAGGAAAACGCTTTCGCATTGTTTTGTCAATGGTCTCAAAGTAGTCTTTGGAACCAATATAGTCAGCACCATACTGCCTTTGTAGCTTTCTGTCAAGTCCTGATGCTGCAGCAGTCATTTCTTCGTCTTTGCCCCACCAGTCTGAGTTGTCTTCTAGCCACTTAGCAGTACGTGGTGCAAGTTGCGGCGGAGCGTTTTGCGGTTGCTCCGGTATAAACCTATTGGTTTCGGCTGGGATAGGCTGCATATTCTCAGCCTTGTCCAATCTCAACGTAGCTTTGGCAATTCTGGTCTGCGCTGCAGCAATAAGGTCAGGGTCCCCAGCCTCATAGGCTTCTTTGTACCCACGTTCAGCAGCCGCCAAGTCACTTTCTGCAGAGGTTTTGTTCTGCGCAATAAATGCTTGGCTTCCTGTAGAAAGCTGTTGCTGTAGGCGTTTGTTGTCTTCAAACACTTGTTTTGCAAAGGTCTCCGCAGCTTGGCGCTCACGGATAGCCTCTTCTTTTGCTCGGCGCTCGTCGTGGTACCCACGAGTGAACTTCTTGATCCGTGCCTGTACCTTCTCGTCGTACGAAGCAAGCTCGTCTTCAGAAGCATCTTCAGGCGGGGGCGCAGCTTTGCGATTGCGGTCTTCCGGTGGCGTGTCGTTCTCAATCTCGATTACAACCCCGCCATCACCTGCTTCAGTATCTACGGGTTTACCCTTAGCCTCAGCTTCCTTTTCGTCGGGAAACTTGAATTCGTCTTGTCCAAATCTAGCCATTATTTACTCCTTATGCAGCGCGGGTGATTCCACGCGGATCGTCAACTGTTGCTTCAACCGAGTCATCGTTGATGATTCGGAATTCGCGGCCATGAATCTTCAAACGAGTACCGGAATTTGGTCGGCAAATAATAAAATCGCCTTCCACGCACGATGGCCCATTGGGGAAACGAGTTGCGTCTTTGTACGCATCAGGCCCAAGTTTCACTACAAATAGCACTGGGGTCAGCACCTCTTCGTAGTGCATAGTCTTCGAGTCCTTGATAATTCCCACAGAACTCTCTGCAAACTCCTCCATAGCCTCTGGGACTACGCAAAGAACGTGAAAGGTTTTGGGGTCAGGCAACTGTTTTGCTTTTTCCTCGGCACCCTTATTCAGGATACCGGAGAGGTCCACTGCAGTGATATCAAATTCACTCATCTTCAGATTTCTCCATACGTTGCACGAGGTCGTTTAGGATAGATTCTGCATGGCTCAGACCCCGGATGATCCCGCAGATGTGCCGGTATTCAGGGTAGTCCCCTGCTCTCCCAGCGGAAAGAAAACTCGCTTGCTCACTACGCAATTTGTCTATCTCTCGGGCAATGAACCCGAGCAAGCGATGTTGATCCATTATTTAGTTTCCTTAGTGGATTTTGGTTGTTGTTGTTGCTGCATACGTTGTTGAGCTTGCTGGCGTTGTTGGTGAGCCAACTGCGATTGGTGCTTCGACATATCCACGCGCAAGCGGGCGGTATCTGTTTCTTGCTGTTTAGCCACCCGATCTCGTGCAGTAGCTGAATTAGCCGCAATCTGCATACGCGCAATCTCCTTCTGAGCCTCAATGCGGGCCTGTTCGATAGTTAGTTGCGCAGCCTTAGCATTAGCGTCGGCATTCTGTTTCTGGGCTTTAAGCTGCAATTCCTGCTGCTTGATCTGCAGTTCCTGTTGTTGCATTTGTACAACAGGGTCTTGTTGCTGTTGCTGCGCTGCTTGTTGTTTCGCTTCCTGCTGGTTCTGCTGCAGTAGTTTCTGCGATGCCTGCGCTGCCATCATTGCAATACGATCAGCAAGTTCTGGAGTGACCTCTTTGTTCTGCTCCTTAGTCGGTAACGGTAAGCCCATCTCCATCTCAACCTGCTTGCGGTACTCAAATGCAATATGCTCATTTATGTGAGCCATAGCTGCCGCCATGATTGCCGGTGCTTGGGGATTCATCTGCATCAACTGCTGAATCTTGGGGTCCTGCATCGCCGCTTGGTGCACTGCAATATGCGCTTGGTGATTCTGCTCAATGAACGCCTTGACCGGCTTGCCTGTGAGAACGTCTTGGTTCTCCTGCACGGGGTCCACTGGAACTGCATCATCTTCAGTAGGCACAAGTTTGGCTGCGTTCTTGACCCCCAAAATCTCAATCATCTGGCGATGCAATAGGGGGAGGTCATACAACTGGGGTGCTGACTGAGCCAACTGCAGAACTGCCTGATACTGCACAACCTTCTGCGCCATCGTTGCGGCGTTGGGATCACTGACTGGAATAACGTCCACCGAGTCATAGTCGGACTTCTTAACGTCCCGGTCCCCGCCCTCTGGCTTGTAGTCGTATTCCTCCGGTGTGTAGTCGGCAATGATGACCTTCAGCAGTTTGAACTCCTGCTTCATCGCATAGTGCAGGCGAGCCTGAACTGCAGACATGACCTTTAACGTGCGCTCAAGCAGGGCCAAAGTGGTGCCAACTGGAGCATTTGCGCTCATATCACTCACGTTCATGTCGCCAGATGACGCAAACGCACGGCCTTCAGACACGATATTTTGGAATAAAGCAAATAGAACTTGGCTAGGTTCTTTGTACGGCAGGGGGAGAATGTTGTCTCTGATGCTGCCACTTGGCACATCCACATCCCTAAACTCGCCCGGAGCGATGGGCGTATCGTCCCCTTTGATCCGCAGACCACGGGATTTCAGACCACCGGGCAGGTTACTCAGTGTGCCAGCATCCACCAACTGACGGATCAACATCGTGGACGACTTGGCATACCCACCGATCAAATGGATCAGACCATAGCCATAGAACCCAAAGCCGGGGATGTACTGGTAGTGTACGAAGTGCTGGCGTTTCAGGTGCAGCTTGTCTCCCTCGTACCAATTCCTACGTACGGACAAGACCTTTGTAGTGCCTTTCTCAATAGTGACTACATACGGCAGGGCTATGCCTGTCATCTCACCCTCATCGTCTTTGTCCTCATACCCCTCAAGGTCCAAGTCAACGTGCATCTCTAGTATGCGGAACCGATTGTCCTGTGTAGCAGACAGGCCCATCTCCTCGGCTTTCTGCTTCTCAATGTCGTCCAGTTCATTCGACGGCTCACCAAGCTCAATATCTGAGTAGAACCCAGCAACCATCAGTTTCTTCAACTCGTTCGGTGTCTTCCGCATCACGTGCGTAACCCGCTCCGCTGTCTCTAAACTAGACGCACCATACGGCACAACAATATCCTCTGCGGGGATAAACATTGCCACCTGCCGACCTTTGTTCGGGTCGTAGTACACCTTCTTGAACGCTGAGCCCGCCAGCGGCAGTGACCACAACAACTTCTCATGCTCTGGCCGGTACTCAGCCATTACCTCGGTCAACTGATAATTCATGTCATCACGAACACGAGCAGCAGACTCCTCAGCCAATACGTCAATTGCCCCAATAATCTGGGTTTTCACCGGGCCCATAGCCGGGAACGTCTCCATCATTGCTTCTGACTGGAACCTTACAACACTCTCAGTAAGCATCGGGTGAAACACACCGCAAGCGCCATTCCACGGTTCTGTACGCTCTTCGTACTTCAATCCAAGTAGCTTCAGCCCTTCTACATACGTGCGCATCCAGTCCTTGCGGTCCATCAGGTCTTTGTCAACCTCTGATACAAGCTCTGAACCCAAGGAGTCCAGCACGCTGTCACTGATGTACTCAGCGAGGTTGTCGTCGAACCCCTCCTCGTTACCTTCTCCCGGCTCCAAGTCGATCTCTAGCCCGCCCACGTCAATGCGCACAGCCTCCGGGTCCTCGATCTCAATCTCAATGTCAGGCTGCAGTGACTCAAGCCCCTGCGGTGCTGCGTATAAACCTTTGTCCATTGCCATGATGTATCCTTAAACTGTGTAAAACCGCTCTCGGCGGGCACCTTTGAACCACTTGATCTCTTCTGGTTCGTCAGTGGGCAGTCGTAGGAACCCACCCTGTCTGAACCGCATGAGTGCTAATGTTGTGGCGTCAACCAAGTCGTCGTGTTCCCCGGAAGGAAACGAAGCAACCTCGTCAACTAGTTCCTCGGCCCATCGGGTACGGGGAATCCACACTTTCCCAGACGCAATTATGTCCGAGACTGCATTCAAACGAGCAATTTTGTCTTGGCCCTTACCCGGCGTAAACTCCTGCACAGGTATGCCCATTGAGCGAAGCTCGTAGATCAAAGGTGCACCACTAGCTTTTTTCTCGATCAATACCCCATCAGGCTCGTAGTCGTTGTACTCCTTGAGCACATCTTTCTTTAAGTCCGGGTACTCAACCCGCTTCTTATATGTGTTCAGCAGGATGATGTTAGGCGCATTATTGTCTTCGTCCAGATTAAATATGCCCCATGTGGTGCCTGCAGAGTAGTCAGCCCGCTGGTTTTTCTCAAAGGCTGTGTCCCATGTCTGCAAAATGTAGTCACACCGAGGTGGATTATCCTTCTCCCACCACTTCCACCAGTCGCGTTTTACGATAGCGCTTTCGTTGCCAACAGGATTCTGCTGATATTGTGCTTGCCATTTGGAGTTTGGCAGTTCAGCACGGAGGGCTTCAAGTTCCTGTAGGGGCCAGAATTCGGGCCAAAGAGGAGTACCGGACGGCAAAATGGCCGGAAATTCGATGACTTCCCAATCTTCACCTGCTCGTTGTGCTGCACTTTTAAGTACCTGTCCAGTTAAATCCCGCTGAGCCCAGCGCGTCATCACTATAACAATAGCCGCATTTGGCTGCAAACGCTGTCGGGGCCCTGATGTGTACCACTCGTTCACTTTGTCGTAGACTTCTGGGTTGCTAGCGGCCATCGCAGCTTCTTGTTCCGAGTGCGGATCGTCAATAATGAGCACATCTGCACCCTTACCGGTCACCGTACCCCCTACGCCGATAGCAAAATAGTCACCACCCTTGCTGGTGTTCCACCTTCCCGCAGCTTTTGAGTCCGCTTGGAGCGTCAACTCGGGGAAAATCTCGTGATAAACCTCGGAATCGACCAGATTTCGCACCTTTCGACCAAAACCAACCGCCAACTCGCCCGTATTTGAGCACTGGATCACCTTCTTATTAGGGTATTTACCTAGAAACCACGCAGGTAGCAGATAAGACGCAAATTCTGACTT